GGAGAAGATTTGCCTTGGGCAAAACTCTACACTCATGCGTTCCAAGGAACTGGTGGTTGGTTTATAGAAAATTCATTGACAACACTTGGTCAAAAAGATCCAGTTTCTGAGTACAACTCACAACTCTGGAACTCAGGTGTTGATTCAGATAAAGAAGTTGCAAGAAAACAGAAGCGTAAGTTATCTTACTACAGTAATGTTTATGTTGTAAAAGATCCTTCAAACCCATCGAATGAAGGTAAAGTATTCTTGTTTAGATACGGAAAGAAAATCTTTGACAAGATAACCGCTGCAATGCAACCTGAGTTTGAAGATGAAACTCCAATCAATCCATTTGATTTCTGGGCGGGTGCAAACTTCAAAATCAAAATCAAGAAAGTTGCTGGATACTGGAACTATGACTCATCTGAGTTTGCTGCTCCTGCTCCACTTCTCGATGATGATGACGCAATGGAAGCAGTTTGGAAACAACAACACTCACTCGCTGAGATTGTTGCTCCAGATCAGTTCAAGTCATATGAAGATCTTAAAAAGAGATTAGATTATGTTCTTGGTCTTACTATTGCACCGAAGAGACAAGATCCAGAGGTTGCTGACGAAGAATTAGTTGCAACTCCAAGTGAAGAACGTGCAGTTATTGACACAACCCCATCCTCTGTGAATACAGACGAAGATGAGGAAGATGCACTCAGCTATTTTGCAAAATTAGCTGAAAATTAGAAAATAACCCGAAAAAAATTTCGGGCCATTTTTTACGCCAGAGGTCGCTCAAAACGACCTCTTTTTTTATGGCGAAATAAGTCTTGGATTTTCAGTTTTCTTGAGATTTGCAGACACAAATTGATTTGATGGTTTATATTCCATGATTTCTTCAAAATTCTCTAAGAATAAATTTAAGTATTCTTGTCGTAAAATATTAATACTTCTTTTTGCATCATTTAAATTTGTTTCGTGTTCTAGAAAAGTAAATGATGTAAGAGATGACTCTGTTCTTAAAACACCATTGTCAAGAAAGGTAATTGAATGGTTTTCTGGAACTGTTAAACCAGCTGGTTGAATTAGTTTCCCATTTGCAGTTCTGATAAGTTTAGTTTCATAATGATGAATATTTGCTAACTCTTCAGCAGTATATTTTTCGTTTAAGTAAGTGAGAAAATCTTGATTTCCCATTGGCCATTCATCTCTCACATGAATGATATTATTTGTTGTTAAAACTACCCAATCAAAAGCAGAATCTCCGTAAAATCGATTTGCAACTTGATCTGGTCTTTCATCACCAATCACATCATATTTTGTAAATGCTGTAACCTCTTTAAAAATATCATCTCGAAGAACTGCTCTTTTAAATATATTCTTTACGATCTGATAATCATAAGCAGATGTTCTCTCATTTGTTAATGATGGATAGTCAAGCTCTGGAAGTTGTCTGAAGTAACTATTTGGTGATCCTGTTGATGAATATGTCATTTTAGTATCCTACACTATCTGCTGGAGTCATTTCTTGATCTCCTTGATATATTGGTCTTAATTCTGTAAAACTTAAATCCATTTTAAGTTGCACTGGTTGTGAATCTCGATATGCAGACCAGTATCCATTTGGAGAATAATCAACTGACATTGTTTGTAACGCAAGACCGCCTGGATTAAATCTATTTACAGTTTTCAAAACACCATCACCACTTCTATATTCAAGTAAAAACACATCTGGATTTTTTAAGAAAGCTGTGCTTCTAAACTTTGGCGCCATTCCTAATTTTAAAAAACGAATAATTTTTCTAATTTCATCACCCTCGTCCTTACTTCTTGCAATCATTACGAAACTAAAGGAAAAGTCCCGAATCACAGGCCCTTGAAATAATACCTCTGCGTTTGGATTTAAGACTCGACCACTTGTTCTTGCTAAAAATGTATCCGCATCCAAATTTGAACCAAAAGCAAGATTAGCGGCGCTCGTTATGGTTTGCGCTGCTACGGCTCTTGTACCCTCCATTGCGGCACTGCCGTCTATATCTGTTCCAGATTGTCCTTCTTGGAGAATATTTTGCATCTCTCTATCAGCTCGACGATCTTCATTGTTCTTCCCAGTGAGTGTTCCACCAAGATCTAATGCTCGTGCTGTTCCAAGAGCTGCAAGACCAGATATTGTTAATTCACTTTTCCCCCACTCAACACCATTTACGTCTGCGACTTTTGGCATTGGTAATAAAATACTTCCTAATAATTTACCAGCAACAGTATCGCCAGCTGTATTATACTCTGTGCTTGAAACATCTTTTCCATAGGCTCCAAATTCGTACTCTGGTATTCCACTAGGAGTATTGGATTGCCTCATTGTATTGCCACCCGCCTTACTCTGATTTATATCGGGCCTACGATATTCATGTCTTGTAATTTTAAGATGATCTTGATTTCGATCAAATCCAACTGGATATGCCAGTATTTGACTTGATTGACTACTACCATTTATTCTTGAACGATTTGATTGTAATCTTTTAAATGCAAGTGCGTTTGGATTTTCTTCATTTTGTACAAATTGTTCATTATTAAATTTTTTCTGTGATTCTGCAAAATAATTTGTTAATTCTTCATCACTCGCAACCTCAATTGAATCTGGATATGAATTTTTATCAGATCCATAAACTGATTTTCTAAAAGCGTCTAATGATTCTTCACTGTCTTTAAAAGTGTTAAATTCAACTGAGGAATTATCAATCGGTTGAAATAAACCGTTTGCATTTTTTTTATTGATTCCAATAAGTTTTCCGTTAAAATTATCAAAACTAATTGATTCACCGTTTATTGAAAATGCTCTACTTTTTTTTAATGTCATTAGACTTTGTTATAAATTCGATCTCTTGGAACTGGAATTCCTCTCATATCAACAAATCTTTCAGTTGGAAGTTGTGCAACATCCGACCATTCACTATTAGGAATACGATATGGTGTCCCTCTCACGCCAGTATAGAGATATTTATGTAGAGTTATAGGAGGAACCGCAACTGCACCCTGAGCAGAGTTATTTAGTAAGCTTATTGCAAGTTCGTCTCTTTGAGTTAAACGAACATAGTGCAGATTGCAACCTAGAAAACCACCTGTTCGCATTTCAATCACATATGCGAGTGGATACATGTCATAATATGGTTGTTTTGTCTGTGCCGAGTATGTGAAAAAGTACATTTCGCCAG